CCCACATACCGCTCGGCCCACTCCGCGTCGGTTCCGGCCTGCCCGCTGTACAGGGTGCCGTCCGCCTTCTTGAACACGAACTGACCGCCTGACAGACGGATCAACACATGGGGCATGGTCGCGTAGTCGTACTTGTACTTGACACCAGGGGCCAGCGACTCGACCCAGATCCCCTCGCTCATCTGCCCGCTGATCTCGGCATTGAACTGAACATAGTGGTCATCCTCGGGAGCACCGGGGATTCCCTCGATCTGCACCACCATCCCGTCGAAAGCGATGTTCGGGAGATCGGTGAATGACTGCACGGAATCCTTCACCACAAGCATTCCCCGCCCACCGAGGCCATCGTTTACGGTCAGCGTGAACGGATTCGTGTCGGTGCGGTAGAACCGCAGCACATACCCCTCTTGTTCAGCTGAGATATTTGCCTGCGGGGACGCATTATAGGTAGCAAGCAGGTCCTCCGCGATCTTGGTGCAGTCCGCGTCATTAGCCGATGCAGCTGTCTGGTGCGTGTAGTCGGTGCCGTTCACCGTAACGGTGTACTTGGTCTGGTACGCCCCGTTCACAATCGCCACGAGTCCCATTGAGTTGGGGATCGCCGTCGTGGTCGCATCCATCGCCACCGTCTTGGTGCGGTTCAGGATGAATGTGTAGTCACCGATGGTGACGCAGCGGATCGAGTTGTCGAATGCGGATCCAGCCGCCGGTAACAGGTATTCGACACCATCGGGCTTGTTCACGGGCCGTTCAAATCCATCCGTACCGATCACCTTGATGTCATTGCTACCGACAATGACCATGTACCGTTCGGTGGCATCCCTGTTGATGTTGTGCGTGTATTCGTTTCCGAGTTTATAGGCCGCGCCGGTATCCCTGATGAACTCGGTATTCGGCCTCTTGCTCAGGCCGTCCACAACCGACGAATAGGCGTTGACCTGCGCCTCGGCCTGGGTGGGAAACCGCTGCGCCGATGGCTGCTGGCTGACTCCATTCAACAGACTCGGGATGGTGGTCGAGATCAGCATCAAGGACCCCTGTGCAGGATGCGGGCGACAGACCAATGATCGAACACGCTGTAGTCCGCCGTATCCCCCTCGAACTCCATCAGAGCGGCGCGGGCCTGGAGCTCGTCCAGGGCCGTGAACTGGTGGTGCTCGACGCTGCCGACCATTCGGTCGTTGAACATCCGGGAAGCGCGGATCGTGATGTACCGCCGGGCCGGTTCGGGCAGCTCGTCCCACTCAAGAAGGGTGACGACGGTGGCGACAGGAACCACGCCGAACTGGTATGTGCGGTTGGTCTTGTCGTACAGACGCTGACCACGCTGCGCGATGTCGAGGCCGTTCGAGTTGATCTCCTCGATGTCGCAGCGGACGATGCTGTCCGCAAGGGTGATCTCCAGCGTGACCGGATCCGGTACAAGCTGCACATTCTCGTCGGTGTTGAAGTGCCAGCCGATTGACTGGATCTCCCGGTTGACTTCCTCCAGGGTGGATACGGCCATGCGGACATCTGCCGACTGCGCTCCGGTCAGGCTGCTGACGGGCGAGCTTCCGACGGTAGCCAGGATCGTGTTGATGGCTTCCAGCTTCGATGTCAATGGCATGGGGTTCTCCGAATAGGCACCCCCCTGGTTTCCCAGGGGGGGCCCTTGTGTGCTGCCTTGGCGATTATGCCTGCTTGAGCTCGACAGCCGCCTCCGGACGGAGGATGCCGTGTCCGATGGCGTACCCGGCGACCATCAGGTTGCCGCGCCGCTCCACCGAATACTCGGTCTCCATCTTGAGGTCCATCAGCTTGACGGTGCCGACGGCCGACTTGTGGAACACAAGGCCGACGGTGCCGGAGAAGTTGCCGGTGTAGGTGTTCTGCTGACCGGTAACGCCCGACAGGTTCTGACCGAACACCGCAGCCGCGTTGTTCGACTTCACGATCTTGACACCGGCGGCCTCAAGGACCATGCCACCGGCGAAGTCGCCGTTGGCCATCGAGAAGTCCTTGTTGATGAGGCTCTTCTCCTGGACGAGCTTGTAGTAGAACAGCGGCTCCAGGATGCAGTAGCGGTCATCGGCCGGGACATCCTTCTCATCAAGAGCCTGCGCCGCGGAGTAGATGCCAGCGATGAGCTCGGCGGCGGAAACAGCGGTGCGGGTGCTTGCGGCAGAGATGTCCAGCGCAGAACCGCCGCTTCCACCGGTGATCGTCGCGCTTGCGCGGGCGGCGAGAACGCCGAGACCGATGAGGTTCTTGTCCATCTGCTTCGCAAGCGCACGGCCGAGCTCCGTCGAGTAGATCGACCGGACATCGTAGTGGTTGCGGGCCTCGTCCAGATTCGAGACAAAGCAGGAGCTGATGAGCTCGTCATCAATGTTGATGACCTTCTCAGCGTGCTTGATCTGGTTCAGGTAGGTGGAGTTGAAGGCGGTCGCCGCCGTCGTCGCGGATGCACCACTAGACGCGGCGATGAAGCCATCGACCTGGTTGCCGAGCAGGATCGACTGGCCGGGGATGTGGTAGCCAGCCGTCGCCGTGCCGGTGACGGGGAACTGGGCCGACTTGCCCGAGCTGATCGTGCGGACGGTGTGCAGCGGGAGCATGACGGTGTTGGTCTCGAAGGTCGTCAGGACCTCTCCGGCGAACACCTTGAGAAAGAGTGCGGTATCGGTGGCGTAGGTGCCGGTCCAACCGCCTGAGCCGTTGGTCTGACCAATGGCGGACAGCTTGAAAGCCATGTGTGGCCTCCTGTGATCTGAGTGCTTGAGTTTGAAACGATGTGGCTGGTTCTGTCAACACAGGTTGTCCGCCGCAGCGGGCCAGGCGCAGTCGCCGCCAAAGCACGATGCCGTGGTTTCCCACGGCACCGCGTTATTCCGATACATACGAGGGGGGCACCATGTACCACCCCTCGGGGATTGTGATCTTGTTCCCCGACAGGACCCATTCACCGTTGACTCGGTGGTAGACCCTCATCCGGACTCCCCCCGGCTCCCCGATCCGCATCGGGCTGTCCTCCGGGACGAACACCGTCCTGTTGCCGCATCCAGCCGCGAATCCGATCACCAGCACGACGGAGAGCAGGGCGATCCACATCAGCATCCATAGCCACGCGCTTGTCGGAGATGCGCTGTTCAAGGTACTTGATGAGCGCAAGCGCGATGGCTGCGATGATGCGGTCGAGCATGGAGTCATGGGAGCAGGAAGAACGGGACCGGCCAGCATCCGCCGACCTTTGCATCATGTGCATGGTCGAGCAGATCGAGACCGGGGACATCCCCTGCATACACGCGAGTATGCAGCGGATAGTCCACGGTCAGGGTATCCAGGACGGATACAAGGGTCTTGTTGGATCCTACACGCTCGAACACCAGGGTTGCAATCACCGAATCGGAGATCATCGTCGGGTTCGCCGCCCCGGTGAGGGGACTGAGCCAGATGAAGTATCCGTCTCCGTCCTCGACGCTGGTGTTCGCTCCGTAGAAGTCCCACGGCATCGAGTCGATGCTCAGGCCGGGGACACCGGAGATGGTGTACCCGACATCGCTGTCGGAGTGGTCGCACCCGACAAGACGAAGCTGCCGGGGATCCCACTCGAACGCGAGATCGACGGCATGAATCCATGTGGGCTCATCCGCCACCAGCCGGATATCCACACGGACCTGACCGCCGATGCAGTCGGTGTGCGGAATCAGGAACAGGTCGATCACGCCTGCGGCTCCGCGGGCTCGGCCGGATCAGCGGCGACAAGCTCCTTGTCCGCATCCTTGGCGAGAATCAGGCCGACACCGGCGATGACCGCCGCGACCGCTGAAGTGAAGTCCGCGTTCGTGGCGGGATCGCCGTCGAACATCGCGGTCAGTACCGAACCGATGGCGACGAGGATCGAGCCAATGCCCGCGATGGTGGTGTTCCGGTTGTTCATTGTTCGACTCCAAAGAGTTGGGATGCCTTGATCCGGCTGGCGACATCGGCCCGATACGCCGGGTCGGTCGCGTACTTGGGATCTCGCATCGCCTGGGTGAGCTCGGCCATCGAGCGGAATCCCGAAGGCTTCGAGTTGGATGCAGCGGAGATCAGACGCGGTTCGCTCTCCGCACGGAACCGGGATTGCAGACCCTTGACGGCGAACGCCATCATCTGCGGATCGTTCGATTCCATCGCCTTGTTGTACGCGGCGATCTCCTCTGCCGAGAAGTTGTTGCTGGCCCAGACCTGCATCGCCGCGTATTCCTGCGGACCGCCGACGGAGGCAACGATCTTCGCCTCGGTTTCCGCCGTCTGCGACGACACCGCCGACTTGAAGTTGGCGATGTAGTTATCCACAAGGACCTTGGGAATGCCGCGGTCCATCAGCTCCTTGTAGCTCTCTTCCGACAGGTTGCCGGTCTTGGCATACTCGTCGGTGTACTTCTTGAACTCACCGAGCTGCGTTTCGATGGATTCGGGCTGTGGCTGATCCGGTTCGGCGGGAGTGGGCTCGGCCTGGGGCTCGGGTGTGGCCTCGGGCTTCGCTCCACTCATCCGCCGTTCCAGGTTCCGATACGCGGTCGCCATCTCCTCGGGGCTCCTGAACTTCTCCGGGAGCCATTCCGGGCGTGGTGCCTCCGAGTCGGGAGAGAGGAACTGAATCCCCTTCTCGGTCTCGATGGATGGCCGTTCGTTGACGGGTTCCGCGGATGTCGTCTCTGTCTGTTCGGTCGTCTGATCCATGATTCCTCGCTACTGCTGTGCGGGGGCCGTCATCCCTGATGACTGCATCATCTGAGACGCAATCTGGGGATTATTGGCGACACCCTTGGCAAGAGCTCCCATGAGCTCCGGACCGTACTGGTCCTGCATTTGCATCTGCCGCTGCTGCTGCATCCTAGCCGCAATCTCCTCCTCGGTCACGATCAGGCCCTTGGTGTCGATGCCAAGAGAAGCCGCGCGACGAGCCAGGTACTCGGGGATGTTCACGAACTGCTGGATCATCTGTGGACCGAGCACCTGAGAGGCACCCGCGATGAACACATCCAGCTTGTTGAGATCGTTGCCGCGTCCCAGCGCGTCAACGCCGGTGATGATGGTCGGCTTGATGTACTTCTCGGGAATGGACGGAAGCCGCTTGTCCCTGCTCATCCGGTCCATGATGCGGCGAACCAGGGGGAGCTGGAACTCCTGCGAGAGAACCGAATAGATGCCGCCGAGCTGCCGCTCGATGGACTGGATCACCAGCCGGACTTCTTCCGCCGTGACGCGCTCCGCATTGCGGATCGTGGCCTCGGTCAACAGGAACGCATACGACAGCCGCTCCTTGATCTGATTCATCGTGAGCAGCGCGGTGTTCAGGTCGGATCCCTTGTTCGCCTGGATCACGCCGACATCGGCGGGGTTGCCCTCGATGATGTCGCCGCTGCGGGCGCGGGCGATGGCGCGGATGCGCGTCGATCCGTTCGGGTTCACCACGATCACCAGCTTCGATGCCGCCGCGCTCGATTCCACCACGGCCTGCTGGAGACCGTCGAGAGCGCGGAGATCACCGATCAGCTCCTCGACATACGAACGCCCCCAATCCTCTCCGTCCACGCGGGACATACGGAGAGGCATCCAGGGGCACTTGTCCTCGGGGTAGCTGCCCTTGGTCTCCTCGATGACCTGGCCGCCGATCTCCTGGTGGACGCGCACACGCTTCCGCACCCACTCGACCTTGGTGTAGATGTCCACCGAGTCCTCGTAGGCTTCACCGGCCTTCTCGATGTACGGCGCGTATTCCTCGGGAAGCTCGTAGGGGGACACGCACTCCTTGGTGACGATGCAGCGGGGATTGCCCATCGGATCACGCTTGACGACATAGGAGCTCATGTTGAACACCCTCATGCCGCCTTCGTTCGGGAGATACAGCAGGACATTTCCGCAGATGACCAGGTGCTTCAGGGCCTCGAAGGTCCCGACGCGAACCTGGCTCGTCTCGATTTCCTGCATGACCGCCCGCTCGATCTCGGAAAGCGTCGCGTCGATCTCGGTCTTGATGTCATCGAGCTCCGCAATCGGCCGGATCGCCATCTCATCCACAACAAGCCGGAACATCGGCTGGTTCGGCGGGAGCAGGGACATCAGAAGCGCAGATGCCAGGTTGTTCACGCCACGCGCACCTAGTCCCTGCCAGGGCGTGTCGAACTCGGTCGCGTAATTCGACCCCAGCTCCGGCATCGTCATCGGAATGGTCAACTTCGCGCACTCACGCGCCCGCTGAAGATAGACCTCCCGCTGCGACTCCATTTCCGTGTAGATGGCCTTGGCCGATTTCATAGTCATCCGCCGGGAGAGATGTTGAGGCCGACCGCGCTACCACGGTCGTTCATTGGGATGGTGAGCGCGGACCGTCCGCGCCCACGCCGCGTGTAAGCGTTGGATCCGACGGACGGGAGACCACCCGAGCCCTGAGATGGGGCCATCGCCTGCGTCACCACCTGGGGATTGACCGGCGGGGGCGGCGGTGGCTCCGGCTCCTGGAGGGGCTGCGGAGGAG